AATTCCAGGCGGTGCAGTGTCTGCTGGGCGCGGTCAGCTACATTGCCAATGCCAGCGAAGATCTGCAGAAACGGCTTGAATGTATTCCCGCAGGAAAGCAAAGAATGGCCATGGCCAAAGGCGCGGTTGCGGCGATTGCCAACGACCTGATCGGCACGATGACCGTTGCCCAGTGCAAGCAGATGCAGAACGTGATGAAGGACATGGACATGCGGATGGTGCCGAAGATGAGCCCCAGCTGCAAGAACGTGATCATGACGGCAGATCATGCCAAAACGCTGATAAACAGCGCGAAGGCAAAATGCGATCTCTGCACAGCAAGCGGAGATGAGATCCGGGCCTGCCCGCTTTACAAGACGCTGGAGGCCGTTGTGCCGCTTGAGAACTACGGTGACGGGCTGCTTTGCCCGTATGTGCTGGCGGAGTGGGAGGATTAGGCCATGGAGCATATCACAGCGGATGAAATGAACGTATCGGTTTACGCGGTGAAAAAATTCAGAAAGAAATGAAGGAGGCAAACTTACCATGAATCGACTGACCATTATCGGAAACCTGACAAAGGATCCTGTCATGCGCACCACCCAGAGCGGGCACAATGTGTGCGGCTTCACCGTTGCGGTCAACCGCAGGCAGAAGGATCAGAACGGGCAGAGCGTTGCGGATTTCTTCCAGGTATCCGCGTGGAACCAGCTGGCCCAGACCTGCCAGCAGTACCTTGCCAAGGGCCGGAAGGTGGCCGTGGTCGGGCAGGTCAGCGTGCACACCTATCAGGGCAACGACGGCAAGACCTACGCCCAGATGGATGTCATGGCCAACGATGTTGAATTCCTCTCCAGCCGGAGCGAGGCGGCAGAAAAGAGCGATCAGATGGTCGCGCAGGCGGATGCTGCCATGACCGGCACGGTGGATCCGCAGAGCGGCTTTCAGGCAGTAGAGACGGATGATCTGCCGTTCTGATGGCAGAAAGGAGGGCAGACAAATGACAGCGATGGAGGGGCTTCGGGAGGCCCTGCATGAGTTCGAGATCAAATCCCATACGGCCTATCTGGAGGCTGTGCGGCAGAGATACGCAGAGCTGGCGCAAGCCATGCAGGATGCCATGGAGATTATCGAGAGCCTGGATGCGGATCTGCAGGAGGAAGCGTCATGAGAACAGGAGACGAGAAAATCCAGCTGATGTATCAGGAATACGGGCGGGTGCCTGGTTGCAGGTGCCGCAGCTGCGACCACCTGATCGCCCACGTGAACGGTGATTGTAACCGGGTCTGGTACAAATGCGCGATGTTCGGCGTTAGCGGCGGCGAAGGCACAGACTGGCGGTGCGGCAATGAAGCCTGCGGAGCCATTCGCATTGACCCTGAAGACGCAAAAAAGCGCAAGATGTACGGGGAGGTTTACCGCAGATGCAAATGGCTCAGGAAAAGGAAAATGAAGCCAGCGGAGCAGAGCGAAGGCCAGATGGCCATGGATCTCTGATTCGGCTTGGCGGTCGGTGTGCTCTGCTGGCTGCCAGGACGGCGTTGTTGTTTTTGAGAGCGGTATACCTGAGATGGAAGGAGCGCAAAAGATGACACAGCAGCAGAGGATCCTGCAGTATATGCGGGATTTCGGATCCATCAGCCCGATGGAGGCTTTCCGGGATCTGGGCATCACCAAGCTGGCCACCCGGATCAGCGAGATGACGCGGAACGGGCAGGCTGTTACCAGGCAGATGGAAACCAGCCAGAACCGTTATGGGGATACGGTGCGCTATATGCGATACCGCCTCACGGAATAATGAAGACAGTTACCATCATGCGCCAAGGCTGGCTATAGGCCAGCAGGTCGGGGTTCTTTTTGCGGGGTTTCGCCCTCGCCTGGCCTCCTGCATAACCGGTGGCCCGCAATGTTTGTCAAGAATACGACACCGGGGAATCAGGCTGAAGGAGGCCGGCGCATGATTTTACAAAGCGAGGTGAAATGGGAATGAATAAAACTCCGATACCGATATACAGAGACCCACTTACATTTCGTGACTATGAAGAATACAAACTCGGGATAGCATACGTAAACGGATGGAATGATGCAATGGATGCTATCTTCCCGGAAGAGGCTGAGAAAAGACGGATTGAGCAAATGAAAAAGAAACTGTATGTTGTACCGAAGGATGTGATGCAGGATGATTGACCGGGAAAAAATCATCCGAGGGTTACAGATTGAGCGGGAGTGCGTCTCCCGCGACTGCGACAGGGATTGTGGTAAGTGCGATCTTGTGCAAGATCGAGATTGGCTGCTGTCAGTGTATGATGGGGCGTTGGAACTGCTGAAAGAGCAGGAAACTGTCGAACCGATTCCACCGACAGATGAATCAGATTTGTGGAAATGCGGAAACTGTAATCACCAGCTATTCAGATGCACACATCAGAGGTATTGCGAGATGTGCGGAAGGGAGGTTAAGTGGGATGCACGGCAGAGAGGAAGTTATCAGTGATTTAAATGTGGCAAAAATTATATTGTTCAATACGCAAATGCTTACTCCAGAAATGAGCCTCAGAATCGGACGGGTTATCACAAGTGCCATTGCCCTGCTGAAAGGGCAGGAACCAGTGAAGCCCACATGGAGCCAAGGAAAAGCGTATTGCGGAAAATGCGGTCACAGATTGCCACGGAATAGGGCAGACAGGGAAATCAATTACTGCGGTTATTGCGGACAGGCGGTGAAGTGGAACGTTAGTAATTAGATTCGGCAAATGGAATTACAAGGCGACACCAATGTTCGTTTATACACGAGTATTCAGAAATGGATACGAATGGACACCGCTTTGCATTAAAAAATTCCGGTATATAGGAATTTGAATGCAACGATAACGCAGGAAGGTCGGTGAAGTGGGAATGGCTAATTGCTACAAAATAATTAAAGATATTGAATACGCAAAAGATTTGTTACAGAACAGACCGGAACAGGATACGATTGATTATAAAGTCTGGGAAGTATTGGATGATGCTCTCGACTTAATTCATGATTTACGCGGTCAAATCGCAAAGCTTGGCGCAATAGAGCACGCCATGTCGGAAATGACGAGTGAGAATCATGACAGGATTAATATAGAGCAAACGTTTGATCAAACCTTTGGAGTTACTGGTGGATTGTGCCCAACCTGTGGCAAATGGATTCAAAGCGCACATTCGTTCTGTGGGTTTTGCGGTCAGCCAATAGGATGGAAAAAGCATTTGTTCACTGATGGTAACAATACAGGAAAATAACTTAAAGGAAGGTCGGTGAGGTGGGAATGATACGTGAATATGTTGTCAAAGTTACAGATACCTTCCTTCCGGGTGCATTCCAGCGATTTGAAAGTTATTGGTCACCGGAACAGGAACTGATCAGATGCAAGGATTGCAAACATGGCGAAGAGTGCGTAAAGCCGCACAAAGACTACTGGTGCCATTTGCATGATGCTTATCAGTATGGGGACTGGTTCTGCGCTGACGGGGAAAGGCGGGATGGTGATGGCTTACCGGGAGAAGGTTATCAAAGGGTTGGAAAAATTACGAAAAGACCTTGGCTACGGATTGCCTGATAGATCGAATGTGGTTATTGAGTATCTGAATTCGCTTACAGATGCCATTACCCTGCTGAAAGAGCAGGAACCGAGGGTGATGACACTGGACGAACTTACAGAAATATACGTTGAGTTTAAGGGCGATAATTGCCCGATTAGATTAACCAATTTCGACCTACAGAAAATTGTCAAGCATATGGTTGACGGAGTCTGTCGCCTTTGGACGAGCAAGCCGACATACGAACATAGGAAGGCAGAGAAGTGGGAATGAGTGAAAGGCAGGAAAAACGTCTGGTCGAATTTATTGAATCATACTGGACGGGTGGTGAGTACGGCTCTGACTACAAATGGAATGACAACCACGGCGAGCTGATCAGATGCAAGGACTGCAAGCACGCAACTATGACGAGCGATGGCATGATGTGTAAATACTGTGCAATGGACACAGACGATTTCGGAGATCAGCGAGATGTTTACCACGATGCAGACTGGTTCTGCGCTGATGGGGAAAAACTTACAAGAAAGGGGTAATGATTTATGAAAAAGATAATCGCACTACTGCTTATCTTAGGATTGGCTGTTGTTATGCTGTCTTCCTGTACTCAGGCAGACAATGTCCGTCATAATCTGAGACGTGAAGCAGATGATTTCAATGTCCGGAGAAGGATCACGGTTCTGAACACTCGGACAGATACACCTATGATGCAGATTACTGGGCTGCTGGCAATCAACACAGACGATGATGGCGATCTTAACATCATGATCGAAAAAGCGCCAAATGAGTACGTTCTGAATTACGCTCATTTATCTCAGGATACAACGTATATCGTTGAACAGATCGAAACAAAAGAAGTCAGCAAGTACAAATATGAAATCAAATTCTATCCGACAAATATTGTCAGCGGGTGGTTCGACGTGAAATTAACGGATGATTAAATTTCCAAATAGAGACTGGGCAATTTTGACACTTTTTTCCTTTTCTGCGGTACGAGTGAGGTGAGAAGATGGACGCACGGGGACTTATTTCAGAGGCCGACCAGATCGCCAGAGGGCAGGGCCTGACGCAGGCTGAGTGGTGCAGGCGGGCCGGGTTTGACGAGTTTGGGAAGCTGATCAGCAACACTTACCGGAGGGGCAACTGCAAAGTGTCCGTTCTGGCTCAGCTCCTCAAGCCGCTGGGGTACGAGCTGAAGATTGTAAAGCAGGAGGAAGGGCAATGCACTGGGCAAAAAAGCGAGAACTGACCCCGGAAGAGGTAAAGAGATTGCCCCCGGAAACAGAGGTGCATCTGGAGGGCCGGGACAGGCACGGAGAGCTGACCTGGCTGGAGGGGCATATCGTTCAGTCAGGCAAGAAGAAGGTTTTTGCATACCGGAGTCAGGATTGGACGCGGGAAACAATCGCCATTAAGGCATATGCGAATAAGAAATGGACGGTGCAGGCATGAGCAAGATAAATATGGTCAGCGAAGTGGTGTATTTAAGCCCGGATCAGTTGATTCCCTATGATCGGAATGCGCGGCAGCACACGCCGACGGATATAGAGCAGATCAAGACCAGCATCCTCCGGGTTGGGTTTGAGGATCCGATTGGAATCTGGGGAGAACGTAACATCGTTGTCGAGGGCCATGGCAGGCTGATCGCGGCGAAGGAGCTGCACCTGGAGAAGGTGCCATGCATCAGGCTGGATTATATGACGGACACGCAGCGGCGCGATTATGCCATCCGACATAACCGGACGCAGGAGCTTTCTTCCTGGGATTTTGACAAGCTGGAGGAAGAGATTGCGGCCCTGATGATCGCCGGGGTTGATATGAGTGACACGAAGTTTGCTCTGAAAGCCCTTGCTGAAGAGGATCCTGCGCAGGAGTTTGAAGAGGCCCAGAAGGAGAAAAAGCACGTCTGTCCCAGATGCGGACACACCTGGGCGAGGGAGGAAACCTGATGGAAGAGCTGAAGATCGTCAAGATTCCGATTGATCAGTTGACACCATATGAGAATAATACCCGAAAGCATACGCAGAAGGACATTGATCAGATCAAGGAAGCGATCCTGGCGGACGGTTTCAATGATCCGATTGGCATCTGGGGTGATCGGAATGTGATCGTAGAAGGCCACGGGCGGCTGGCGGCCTGCAAACAGCTTGGGTTTACGGAAGTGCCTTGCATCAGGCTGGATCATCTGACGGATGAGCAGCGCAAAGAGTATGCAATCAGGCACAACCGGTCGGCTGAGTTTTCGACATGGGACTTCAAGCTGCTCGCGGAAGAGATCCAGATGCTGGAAGAGGAAGGCATGGATCTGAGCGGGCTGGATTTCCACCTGGATCGGGAAAATGAGGAATATACCCCGCCAGAGGGAAGCGGAGCCATCGAATACGGGGAGGAGGTTTTCGGGGATGACAGATTCGAATGCGAATGCCCGGTCTGCGGCTTCCGGTTCAATGAGAAATGAGCACAGATTCCCGTGGAAGTGGTGGCTGAAGGATCTGGACAAGGTGCAGAAGCATGGGCATAAGGTCTTCTCCTGCTTCAGCTGCGGCGGCGGATCCAGCATGGGCTATAAGCTGGCCGGATATGATGTTGTTGGCTGCTGCGAGATTGACGAGCGCGTGCTGAATGTTTATCGGAAGAATCTGCATCCGGCGCATCCGTATCACATGGATGTCCGGGATTTTCTGAAAATGCTGGATGCCGGTATCCCGGAGGAACTGAAGGATCTGGACGTGCTGGACGGTTCCCCGCCGTGCTCTGTTTTCAGCACCGCAGGCGAGCGGGAAAAGGGCTGGAACAAGGAAAAGGTATTCCGGGAGGGGCAGGCACGGCAGAAGCTGGATGATCTGTTTTTCTGGTTTATTCGGATCGCCGATAAACTGCAGCCGAAGGTCGTGGTCGCGGAGAACGTCAGCGGGCTGATCAAGGGCAACGCAAAGGGATACGTGAACGAGATCTTCAAGGCGTTCCGTGATGCTGGATATGAGCCGCAGCTGTTCCTGCTGAATTCAGCCTTCATGGGCGTTCCGCAGCGAAGAGAGCGCACCGTGTTTGTCGCGCGGCGTAAAGATCTTGGGCTGGACAAGCTCCTGCTTCGGTTTGCGGAGGATCCGATCTACTTTGGCGAAGTGCGGAGCGAACACGGGAAGCCCATTGATCCTGAGACGCAAACATACAAGCTCCTGCAGATGCGCAGGCCCGGGGATCGTTGCCTGGGTGATATCAATATGCGCTGGAAGGGCAAAAACACCGGATTTACGGTAAACATCGTCAGCGACCAGGATGTTAGCTGCACGCTGACCAGCGGTGGCGGCATATTCCGGGACTTTGACGCATGCGGTTTTTCAGATGAGGACTTCAGGAACATCCAGACTTTCCCGCAGGATTACGATTTCATGGATCAGAGCGCCCAGTACATCTGCGGTATGAGCGTTCCGCCGGTAATGATGGCAAATATCGCAACGGAGGTGTACAGTCAGTGGCTGAAATGATCCCTGGATCAGCGGAAAAAATTGTAATGGTGTCTGTGAACGACATCAGACCATACAAGAAGAATCCGCGCAAAAATGCAGGAGCGGTGGACGCGGTTGCGGCATCCATCAAGGCATATGGTTTCAAAAGCCCCATTCTGCTGACAGAAGGGTATGAGATCATTAACGGTCATACGCGCCTCAAGGCCGCGAAGAAGCTGGGCATGACGCATGTGCCGTGCGTGATTGCGTACGGGCTGACAGAGCAGCAGATCCGGCAGTACCGGCTGATCGACAACAAGACGTCGGAATACGCGGAATGGGACAGGGACCTGCTGGAAGCCGAACTTGACGGGATAGAGATGGACCTGGACTTCGATTTTGATTTTTCAGATGACCTGAAGCGGTACGCGGCCTGGGGTGCAACGCCGAAATTCTGTGACCTGAAGGAAAAGCCTGGAATGTTTCTCAAGGACGGAGTCAGATACTACGGAATTTTCCGGACCGGGAAAGAAGGGAAAAAGCTCGAGGAAATCAAGACGCTGGAAAACGTGCCGTATTTCACAGAGACGGCGCAGAGGTTTATTTCAGAGCTGCTTGGGGCGAACCTGAGGGAAAACGGGTGGTGTATTGCTACCACACCCAGGCGGCGGCACAAAACAGGGTTCCATTTTGCGACGGAAATCTGCTATGCGCTTTCGGAAAGCCTGTGCCTGCCGTTCTATGAAGACGTCGCGATCTGCGAAAACAGGGACAGGCTGTTTCCGATCATGAAGCAAATCAAGTTCCCGGCCGAGAAAAACGTTATCCTTTACGACGACATTCTGACCACCGGGACAACATTGAGGACAACGCGGAAACTTCTGACAGACTCCGGTTATACCGTTATTTCGCTTGTATCCATCGTCAACGCGTAAGGAGGGCAAGCCCATGACCAGGGATGAGATGATCGAGAAGATCGACATTACGAAGAAGGAGATCATGTTCGCCGGGCCGATCCATCGGAGAGATCTGCAGAAGCATCTGCGAAGGATGCAAAAGGAACTGCGAGACTATGACAGATTCAAGATGGCCGCGAAGGAGGCTGGATAAATGGCAAAGAAGGCTGAGCCAAAAGCGCGGAAGCCTGGAACGAGGGATGAGAAGGGCCGATTTGTAAAGCAGGACGAAAAAGCCGTAGCTCATGCGGCTGCGCTTGTCGGAGCAAAGATAGTCGCAGATGGAATGCGACGCAAAGCAGAGGCGAAAAGCCCGGTAAATGGGCAGCCTGTGCCGGAAGGAAAGCCATTCACAACGGGGGATGAACGAGCGAAGCTGGCGGGCCAGGCATCTGGAGCGGCCCGGAGAGAAAAGGCTGACCTACGGCGGCTCTGCCAGCTCTGGATGGAGGAAGAAGTAGCCACGGGCAAGGACGGCGAGAAGATCACAGGGGGCCAGATGATGGTGCGGGTGGCCGTCAAGGAAGTGGCAAAGGGCAATCCGCGTTTCTGGGAGCTGCTGCGGGACACCGCAGGATACAAGCCCGTGGACAAGGTTATGGTCGCGGATGTGGAGCCTTCCGTCATTGCTGAGGTGGAGCAGATGGTGCAGGAGGCGGAAAGCGAATGATGTGCGGCATTGATGAAGCCATCCGGCTTGTACGGGATGCTGGCCTGCCGGAGACCGTGGTCAATCGGCTGGAGTATCACCGGGCGCAGGCCGAAGGGGTGAAGCCGAAATACTGGCGAGGTCAGGTGCTGAAGGACTACTACACCTGCCGTAACTGCGGTTTCCATGTGAAGGTCAATGACAACTACTGCCCAAACTGCGGATACAGGGTCAAATGGGATTCGTGCAGATGCCTGACGGGGCTCCCGCTGGCGGACGCGGCAGAACAGGAGGCGGGGAATGAAGAGTAAGTATCAGCGGGAATGGGAGTACCAGCAGAGGCGTTATGAGCGGGCGGAACGAAAAGCGAGAAAGCACATCAGGCTGACAGATGCGTGGATAAAAATTATGATTGACGCCACCAATGAGCTGGAAAGGCTCTGCCGCGAGGAGGAAGCCGCAGAATGACAAAAACAATGATGTTAGCCATATACAACCGGGGGGGGGTACTGGAAAAGGAGCTCCAGTATCATGGCTCCCAGGAGGAGATCGCCGCCCAGATCGAACGGGATGAAAACGCTCTGCTGGAATACATGACAACCGGGGATGACCGGGGGCAAAAGAGTTTCGTTTTTGCCGGGTTTATGTTTCGGAAGGACATGATCGAAGCGGCCCAGATGACGGAGCCGGATTTTTGAGAGAGGGATGGTGTTTTGATGAACGAGAAGCCGACGCTTGGAGTAAAGCCCGCGTGGATGGTTGCATGGAGCAGGATCGCGGAATTGATAGCCGCAATAGAAAGGCAGTACGAAAGCCCTCATGGCGATGCCAGACTTGTCGAGAAATGGGCGCAGGAAATCACCTGGCAATGTACGATCATTGAAGCGTTTGAGGACGAGGAGGCTTCCCATGTTTAGCCAGAAACAGATCATGCGCAAGGCCAGGGAAAAGGCGGAGAAAACGCCGCATCTGGTCAGCATTGTTATGTGCACTAACTGCGGCAAACGCTGGACGGCGGTCAGGCCGGAGGATACGCGCATCTATGAGCTGGAGTGCCCGCTGTGCGGGAAAATCGGATCAGCCAAGGAAACGGGGGAACAGATCAGATGACAAAGAAGATTTACGAAGCAGTCGCGGATCTGGCCTGCGGAGCGCAGATCCAGGAACGCGGCACGCTGCAGGAATGCGTCCGCTGGTGCGAGGATGTGCTGAAGGCCAACGGCGGAGAGATTACAATCGCCATCCGGGATACGGGAGAAATGGAATTCGATGACAAGGAATGACGCTGTCCGGTTCCTGATCCGCACGCCGTACAAATTCGGGCACATGGTCGGATTCACCAAGTTGACGGGGATCCACAACGGATGGATGCGCAAAATGATCAGCGGCGAGGGGGATTATACCCTGCAGGGGCACCGGGCCAGCTACAAAACAACCTGCCTGTCCATCGTGCTGGTGATCCTGATGATCCTGCACCCGAATTTCCGCATATTATTCTGCCGGAAGACTGATGAAGACGTAAAGGAAATCATCGACCAGGTGCGCAAGATTCTGCAGATGCCACAGACGCAGTACCTTGTGCAGGTGATCTATGGGGTCAATCTCAAGCTGCTGACGGACAACGCGACGGAGATCAGCACCAACCTCGTCACGGATACGCGGGGAACATCTCAGCTGGTCGGCATGGGTATCGGCGGGAGTATCACCGGTAAACACTTCGAGCGCATCTTCACCGACGACATTATCAATGTCAAAGACCGGAAGAGCAAGGCCGAACGCGAGCGCACCAAGCTGATTTATCAGGAGCTGCTCAATATCGTCAACAAGGGCGGCAGGATCATCAACACGGGCACGCCCTGGCACCCGGATGACGCGTTTTCCCTGATGCCGGAACCGGAGAAATGGGATTGCTACTCCACCGGGATTCTCAGCCCGGAGGAGATCGAGGAAAAGCGGCGCAGCATGGCTCCTTCTCTCTTCGCGGCGAACTACGAATTGGTGCACATCGCGGCAGAGGATGCGCTGTTCAAGACTGCTCCCGTGTTCATCACAGCGCAGGAGGCCCAGAAGACGCTGAAACGGGAGGATGCCGCGCCGGAGGATCTGCTGCGGGACGGCATTGCCCACATCGACGCGGCCTACGGTGGGGAGGACTTCACAGCCTTTACCTGCGGCCAGCGGCGCGGGGACACGCTGTACATGTACGGCAGGATGTGGCACGGGCATGTGGACACGGTGCTGGAATACTGCATGGCGGAAGCGGGGCGGCTGATGTGCGGGCCGTTCTACTGCGAGAAAAACGGTGACAAGGGATACCTGGCCCGGGAGATCGTGAACAAGGGATACGGGGCAGCCCCATACACGGAGAAGGAGAACAAATACATCAAGATCAGCTCCTATCTCCGCAAATGGTGGGGCAACATCCAATGGCTGGAGGGCACGGACAAGGAGTACATCCAGCAGATCATGAGCTATACGGAGGACGCAGAACACGATGACGCACCCGATTCTGCGGCCTGCGTTTGCAGATTGTTAGACCGGCGAGGAGGAGGAGACTATGTATCACCGTTTTCACGGTGAGAAAGGAGCGGCATATGCCGGACAAAGAGGAGCTGGAAATGCGCACAGGTGACTTTCTCGATCAGCAGGACACGAAGCGCAGAAAATCGCGCCTGCTGCCGTGGAAGAAGTGCATGGAACCGTCGCCGGAAACTGACGAAGCGGACGAGGCCGAAGAAAGGAGCAGAAAATGATTACTTGGCAGGACTATGAAAAAGCAGAAGATAAGACCAAATGGGTGCGCAATGCCATCACCAGCTACAGAACCTCCAATGAGTACCGCAAGGCTGAGGAGGAGCAGGAGTATATGGCAGGACGAAACGTTGCCATCCTCAACACCCAGCGCGTTATCTACAGCATGGCTGGCATCCCGGAGAACGACTTCACCAAGGCAAACACCAAGATCAGGAACCGGCTGATCCATCGGCTGGTCACGGATCGCTGCAGTTATTCCCTCGGAAACGGCATCAGTTTCGCGGGAAAGACGAAGCAAACCCAGCAGGACGGATCCACCATCACCGTCGATGCCACCAAGGAAACCCTTGGAGACGACTTCGATCAGATGGTCTACCAGTGGGCATACTGGGCGCAGGGCAACGGCGCGTCTTATCTCTATGTTCATCCGGGCTTTGACAGCGAGGGTATGGAATACAATCTTTTCAAAAAGACCGAGTTTCTTGCCCTCTATGATGAGCGCACGGGGGCCCTTCGGGGAGGGATCCGGTTCTGGTGCCTCGACTGGGGCAAGAGGCCCATCAATGCCATCCTGTATACTGAGAAGGGATACATCCGCTACGAGACCCCGCAGGGCAAGAACAGCATTGCGACTTTGCAGCCGGTCACGGAGCTGCAGCCATATGTGGAGACAGTTCAGGTTTCGGAGGCATACGGGGAGGAGATCGCCGGAGCTAACGATCTGACCATGCTGCCTATCTTCCCGCTCTACTCCGGGGAAAACCGGGAGAGTGCGCTGGACAATCTCAAGCCCCTGATCGATGCCTACGACATGGTGCTTTCCGGATTCGCCAATGACATCCAGGACTGTGCTCAGGTTTACTGGCTCATCTCCGGAGCCTTTGGCATGACAACCGACAACTGCCGCCAGCTGTTGGACAGGCTGATCCTGCAGCACGTCGCTGTGGTGGACGGAGAGAACAGCAGCATCACCCCGTACACGCAGGAGATCCCCTATCAAGCCCGCAATGAAGCCCTCAAACAGATCCGCAACCAGATGTATGAGAACTTTGGCGGGTTTGATGTGCACACGGTCGAAGCCGGGGCCACCAATGACCACATCGAGGCCGCATACTGGCCAATGGATGAGGAAGCAGATGCCTTTGAGTATCAGATCATCAAGGCCGTGCGCATGATCCTGGCCATGCTTGGCATTGAAGACACTCCCCTCTTCCAGCGCAACCGGGTCAGCAACCAGAAGGAGCAGACGGACATGGTGGTGGCGGCGGCTCAGTATCTGGACGCGCAGACCGTGCTGGAGAAACTGCCGTTTATCACCGTGGATGAGGTGGACGGCATCCTGCTGCGCAAGGACGGCGAAAGCATGGGCAGATTTGATGACGCAAACCCGGATGAGCCGGATGAGGGCGGTGAGTTCTGATGCCAAGCATCGGGGACAAGGCTACGGCCAGCGCGGAGAAGCGCGTGCAGGACAGGCTGGTCAAGATCTACTCCAAGGCCCGCAAGGACATGATGGAGCAGATGAAGGAGTTTAATGCCCGATTTGCCCAAAAGGATCAGGAGAAACGCGCACGGGTCAAGTCCGGCCAGATGACGCAGGAAGACTACGACAAATGGAAGCGCATGCAGGTGCTTCAGAGCGACATCTGGCGGCAGAAGGTGGAGCAGGCTACCAAGACCATGGAGGATGCCAACCGGCAGGCCCTCCGGGTCATCAACGGCGAGAAAATGGATGTCTTTGCGGAGAATGCCAACTATGAAGCATACCGCATCAGCAAAGAGGGCGGCATCGGATACGGGTTTTCCGTTTACGATAAAGACACCGTGGGCAAGCTGATCCGGGAGCAGCCGGAGCTGATGCCGCGCAAGGTCGTCAACGGCAGAAAGGATCGGGCATGGAACCGCACCAAGATCTCCAACGCGGTCACCCAGAGCATCATCCAGGGAGACAGTCTGCCGGAGATGACTGCACGCATCGCCAGAGAAACCGCGCACGAAAACGACGCGGCAATGGCGCGGTACGCGGCGACCGCCATGACCAGCGCACAGAACGCGGGCCGGATGGAAACCATGGATCGGGCCAAAAGCATGGGCATCAAGGTCAAAAAGAAATGGATTGCCACGCTGGATGCCCGCACCCGTGATTCCCATGCGGAGTTGGACGGGCAGGTCGTGGACATTGACCAGCCATTTATCACCCACAACCGGGACGGCTCGCTGGCTGAGATCATGTTTCCGGGAGATCCGCAGGCAGACGGCGAGCAGGTCTGGAATTGCCGGTGCACGCTGGGCTACGTTTACGAGGAGTACCCGGATGCGGAGGACGCGGAGCGCATCGCGGCAGAGTATTACCGGGACGAGGATGACAACCTCAGATCCAGGCCGGCTTATGTCAAGAACATGAGCTATGCAGAATGGAAAAAGACCATGCAGATTCCTCCGAAGCAGAAAACAACGCAGGAAGAGAGTGAGCTGGAGAAGAAGCTGCGCAAGCCTGCGGTGATTGAACAGTATACGCCGGATGATTGGGACGAAAAGTATAAGCACAGGGACGAAGAATACACGCAGGCCATTGCGGACATAAAGCGCAGGGAGGCTGACCTGCTTGAAAGATACAGGAAGCTCCCGCCCGGGCCGGAACGCCATGCCATATCCCAGCAGCTCAGTGCCATCACCGATGAACAGCAGAAGGTGCGCAGCAGCATCTATAACAAGTACGGCATGGAGGAAACGGTGGCGACCCTACAGAGTCGAAAAATACCGTGGGAGCCTTTGCGCAGACTGGACAAGCCGA